TTTTCAATCTTCCAGTTCATGTAATCCAAAATAATCTTCATCGGTTCGATAAATGATTTATCAAACTGAGTTTCATGGTCAATATATTTTTGCAGACCAAATTCTTTTGGCAGCCTGACTGGAAAAGAGATTACTGAATCTTTAAGAGGATTTGGTGTTTTTAGATATGTGAACTTTAGTTTCTCGCCTTCTTGAATAAGAGGATACTTTTTGTCAAGTTTCATCTCTTGCAAGAGGTGATTATAAAGAATGGCACCTTTTACATGAATAGGTGTGCCCTTCTTATATAGGCTGGCAGAATCAGAGTAGTCACGAATACCATTAACGCCACGAGGAAAAGAAATTTCTTCGACAGGTAACTTCTTAAACTCTTCTTTTAAATTAAGAATAAAGTTTTGCACAGTTGCTTCGTCAGTATTGATGATAAGAGAGATTGCTTCTTTCATCTTTTCACGAATGATTGCAGGTGTTGATGATTTAACCACCTCAAGACCCATAATTTTCATATCAGGCTCATCATACTGAACGCCTTCGTTATTGAATACATTAAGAACATAGCGTTTTTTGGCCGTCCAGAATCCTTTGTTTGAAAGGCCCTCACGCTTCATTCTCATTTTTTGGGCATATGCATTAACATACGAAGCAAGTTCTTGATAACTTTCATCAATATAAGGTTGTATCTTATCCTCACAGACGCGATCCATGAAGGAGATGACTTTAGTAGTTTCTGGTTTGCCCGTATACACTTTGTCAACAAGCCCACCAAGACGGAGATAAATCGAATCTGTATCTGAGGCGATAACATAATCTTGTCCATTAGTTTTTAATAATTTATTCATGTATAAATTGATTTTATTTTCAATCCAACGAATAGATAATTGACCTGCCATCGTAACACCCAAAGCCATTCTCAAATCGTAGAAACGAAAGTATTGAGAACCTAGAGCACCGTAAGCAGAATTTAAAGAAACTTTTTTTGCAAGCTGCAGATTATTATATCTTGCAACTAGCTTGCCAATTTCTTCTTTTTTTCCTGGATTTTTTTCATCAATATATTCTTGTTTACATTTAAGCATTAATTTCTTAAATTTTTTCCGATCTTCATACATTTCTTCAAGCATCTTTGGCAGAAAGCCTTGAATATCTGTGCGAAAAAACTGGCCGTTTGGCGTAATTGTTACATCTTTCAGGCCTTTTGTATTTACTTTTTGTTGAAGTAGATCATCAACAGAAACTCCATTTGCAATAATTTGCCGCATTTCATCGGTGTAATTACTATGTTCAATTAGCGTTTCTGGTGAGATATTGTACATCATCATTAAATGTGGATACAAACTATCTAAGTCAAATGAAGCAATCCAATTATGCATACCAACTTGAGGTTCTTTAACATATGCACCTTCAAATGCTGCTTCTTTTCGTTGAATTTCTTTGGGAGAAACAACAATTTTTTTCTCAAGTAAATACGAATAAATTAGTGAGTCCCACATACGAGTCTGTGCAAATACATCTTCGTAGTTACACTTAGTATCGTATGCAAGAGTCAATGCCAATTCAATAAGTTTTAATTTGTCTTCAAGCTTGACGACAAGTTCCACATCTTTGATGTTATACTCAATAAATTTTTGATAATTGAGTTTATACAATTGGTGGAGGTTATCGAATTCTTCGTATGATAGTTTTGTTTCATTTAATTCTACACTTGAAATATGATTTAGAGAATAAGACTCTTGTGACTTACCAGCAGGAGCATACCAACGATACAATTCAATGTAATCAAGAGCAGCAATGCCAGTTATATTGTAAACTTTTTTCTGTTGACCTTTGTGAACAAAACTTTTCTCCCATACATTATTCCATGGTGAAAGTTTTTTAGTTTCATCTTCGCCAAGAATGCGATTAAAACGATTCACAAGATACGGAATATCAAAGTAGTCAATATTCCAACCAGAAACAACATCGGGATAGTTGTCTTGCCAATCTTTTAGAAAAGTTTTACATAGAGTCCATTCATCTTTACATTTTACATAGTTTTCATTACCTTGTTTTTCGTAATCACCACAGCCATAAACAGTTATGGCACCATTAAGTTGACGAACGGCAATAGCTGTAATTGGTTCAGTTGCTTTATATGGATCAGGAAAACCATTTTCAGAACCCACTTCAATGTCAATAATAACAATTGAAAGTTCTTTAATGTCCCATTCGATTTGACCACGATGTTCATCAGTAATAAAGGCATATTCATGCCGATCATTGCCATAGATTTTAAAATTTTCTACACTATCATATCGCTTAACAAAATCACGAGCATCACGAATTGTTTCAAATCGTTTTGGTTCTAATTTCTCACCAAATAAAGTTTGCCATTCTGTGTTTTTATTTGTTGGCAAAAACAAAGTCGGCGAGTAATCAATTTTCTTGTTGACCCGCCGACCGTTGTTGATACCACGATACAGAATGTTGTTACCTTGTATAGATATATTCGTATAATATTTCATTCAATAAGTATATCACAACTTTGGAAGAGTAGAGGCAATTTGAATGCGACTAAACAATTGTCGATAATTATCTTCTAAGTCTTGAACTGGTGTTGAAAGCATCAAAACATCATTCATTGAAATTTTAAAACCAGTTTTAAATTCTTGTGCATATTCAACAAATGGCATAAACATTACACTTGAAGAACTGTCTTTAGTGGGCTGAATTACAACTTGAAGTGGCTCTTTAATTGTGATAGTATTTCCACCATTATAATCAACGTCACCAATTAGTGTGTGATTGGTTTTCAAAGTTACAAGCTGAATACTCATTGCAAGCTCACTTTCTTATCATCGGGAAAAACTCCCAAAGTTACCCATCGTTTCGGGAACAACATTTCTCGGCCCTCGAAATCTTTCATATCATAATTTGGATCTTGAACGAATCCAATTAACTCAACCATGCTATCGAATTCACGAAGCACCAAATCATACTTCTCTGCTCTTGGCAGTTTGTTTTCAATAGCCATCTTCTTTGCGAGTTCACGAACGTTCATATTTTCTCCCATTTAAATTTGTCATACAGAATTTTTCTTTAGTTCAGATTGATAAGTACGGCTTCGAAGCTCAGAAGAACTGAATCTATGTTTGCGTGAATTATAAAACATTTTAATGTTTCTGTCATCACATATTTCTTTACCTGTAAAATTTTTACCTTCATATTCTTCACCAATGATACGCATGGTAATTGGCAAGAACATCAACAGGTCTTCAAGGTCTTTCTCTGTATCATACACAACAATCTCATCAACAAATTTGACAGCAGAAAGTTGCACGTATCGTTCAACGATTGATTGAACTGGTTTGTTTTTACTAGCAGGCCGATCAATTGTTGGATCACTTTGAAGACCAACAATTAAATAATCACATACCGATTTCGCTTCAGCAAGCATAAGAATATGTCCTGCATGAAGTAAATCAAATGTTGAACAAGTAAAACCTACCGGTTTTCCAACCATATTATCAGGTAAAATTAACATGATTAATCACCATTTTGAAAAATTAATTTCACTCATACATCAGCAAGGTATTCTTGTGTTCCGTAGTTAGCCCAGCCGCCGCCAACTTGAATATTCATATTAACAGAATTTTGCAATGAATATAAAATCAAATAATTTAAAACAGTTGAATCAATTTTTTCACCACACTCTATTATTTTATAGAATGAAATTCCGTTTTTTGTCTTTTGTTTAGTCGCTAAAATTTTTGATAGATTCGGTTTAGTCCATTCCGGAAAAATATTAGGTTCATCTAACCAACTACATCTAAAACTAACACATGGCACTTCTGGTCTATTTTCATATATTGTGCAACCTTTTTCCGCTACAAAATGACAAGGTCTACCAGACCAAAATTGTTTACCATGAGCTTCACCCCACAACCATCCTTGACAACACATGGTGCAACCATTACAATTTCTATTGACGGAAATAATAGGAATAGTTTTCATAAGATTTTAAACATTTCATTTAACATTTTTTTATATTCACACTACATTTTTTTAAAAATTCTATACCATCATTGTTACGATAAGCATTGCGATAGTAAACAGAATTAATGCCACTTTGAAAAATTAGTTTAGCACATTCAAGACAAGGCGCATGAGTAATAAACATTGTCGCACCATCACCGGACTCTGTAGACTTAGCTAACTTTGCGATAGCGTTTGTCTCCGCATGAAGAACTTCTGGTTTAGTTGTTAATCTACCTAATCTAATTTCGCCACTATCTGTATCTATTTTATCTAGAGTTTCTTCTTCACAGTTATTATCCCAACCAGATGGCATTCCATTATAACCAATGGAAATAATTCGATCATTTTTTACAACAAGAGCACCGACATGAAGACGCCGAGCTGTAGATAGTTTAGCAAAAATCTCAGCAGTTTTCATATACGCATCAATAAATTTCTGCTTCATATTTCATTATAAAGTAAAAACAAGGGAGAGTCAAGCTCTCCCTTTCATTTATGCCGCTTTGTCTTCTTGTAGAAGTTGAGGCTTAAATGATTCTAGGTTGCCACCAATTTCAATTTTTCGTGGTTTCTTATGATCTGGAATAATATTTTCTAGACCAATACGAAGAATGCCGTCTTTAAACTCGGCGCCACAAACTTCAATTGTATCGACAACTGTGAAGGTTTTGGTAAATGAACGAGTGCCAATACCACGATGTAAATAATTTAAACTGGTCTCTTTATCTTTCTTTTCACCTTTCACCATGAGATTTCCATCTTCAACAGAAATATCAATTTCATCTTTTGTAAAACCAGCAACTGCCAATTCTACAACATAACGATTGTCGTCTAGTTTGATGATATTGTGTGGAGGGAAATTACCAGCTTTTGTTTGAGGGTCTTCTTTGAGAAGTCTTTCAACATCATTAAAGAATCGTTCAAAACCAAGAGTGGTATGATGAAGCGGACGAAAATGTACAAAGTTATTGAGAGTCATAGTTTCTCCTTATTAAGCAAGTTAATGAAATTGCCAACCCATTAGGCGTTGACCCGAGAAATTTTTTACCAGCCTTAACCTCGGACTGCTGGTTCCCATCCCGAGGGATGAATTTATTTATTTAAAATCTCGAAAGCTTTTCGGTTAACAAGGTATTTTCTGTTTGGATTTTCCTGTTTATAAACGTAGATGAATTCAATTCCATCTTTATCCACCACCTCATTATAATTATCGGTAAATAAAATCTCTCCTGTATAGAGATTTTTCAACCTCACAGTTTTGGTTTTCATAATAATTAATCAACCTTCTTTTTTCCTATCGTGTATTTACTAACTAGTTTCCATTCACTTTTATCTTTGAATGCTATAATTTTTATTTGATGCAAGGGCGCTAAGTTGTCTTGTATCTTTTCTTTTTCATCTTTAAGAATCTTTACTAATCCCCATTCTTCTAACAAATTAGCGATGGCATTTCTTCGTTGAATATCATTTTCTGTTATTGTAGAAGGTTTGCCATCTAAAGCAAAAAGTTCTTTGAAATGTAAAATTACATAGCGTCCTTGTTTGTGTAAAATATGGCAGGATTGATATAATACTTTTTCTTTACGAGAAGAGACACCAATTCTTGTTAAAGTTTCTTTTACTTTTAGAAAAGCGTCTTCATCGTCAAGTGTTATTTCAACGCCGACTCCTTTGAAAATATCAGACATATCATTTCCTTAATCCACCGCTTTCGGTTTTTTCTTTTAATTGTTGGATTTGGTCTTCACTAAGAAGGAGAAGAACTTCACGAGCTCGCATATCCGAATAGTTGAAGTATTTTTTGATGCATTCTATGTCTTCACTTTTTTCAGATTTTATCCACTTAGCAAAAGGCCTTTTTCGAGACCTTACGGTATTTATAAGAAACAAATTTTGTAACTTTTTGTCTAGAAAATGACGCTGATTCATCTCATTTGCAAACAAAACACAGTCATAATGATAAGAAAGCGACCTGTTTATAATGAATGAATTGTAAGCCTTTTCAGTTACTTCATCAACAATCAGATTCTTTTTGCCATGTAGAATCTGATTTACATAATCAAATGGATTGCTCATACGAATCCCATTTTTCTGTTTGTTTGTTTGGGTTTGGTATTGTTTTGAGTGTGAAAAATTTCAGCCAGAGAATAGGTATCCGACTTGTTATCTTTTGGTTTGAAGTCTACACCAAGTTTCTTAGCGAGATTATCAGCCTGTTCTTTAGTATAGTTATCGAAAGACACAATATCAAAACAACGGCCAGGACGAA